ATCTTTACTATCCGTTAGCATGAGATACTTAGCTTCTTCGTAATAGCCCATTCTATGCAATTCGGATGCGGCACGAGCCTTACCTACTGATAGAAAGAAGCCGTTAAAGCCACTAAATAACCCACTCAATGGGGCATTGACGAAGTTTAGAATTGCTGTAGACATTATACTGATCCTTTTAAGTTTGCGTTTACTTCAACTGCTTCGACAAATTCGTCACTGAAGTTGATACGGTTCTTTAAATGATCAATGTGTCCATGAGCCATACCGTAAATATCACCTCTACACAAACCAATATCTTGTAGGTCTGCATTACTTAGTTTGTTCAACTCATTAATAGTTTTACGCACTAGAGATTTATGTTTATGATGTGCTCTCAGAGATCTGAAAGTTTCTAAAATTGTTTCGATTGCCCGAATCGAAAAGCTATGGGCTGTTAGTATGTGTTGCATTAGGTTTATCCTCTGAACCAATATTGATTTTACGAGGACGCTGATCTTCTGGGATGATAAACTTCAATTGAATTGCTAGAATACCGTCTTGAATATCGGCTCCGTGCACTTGCACGTGTTCTGATAGCCTAAAGGTGCGTTTGAACTTCTTAGTGGAAATACCACGGTGAACGTATTCACGACCTTTTGTTTTGTGTTCTCCAGTTACAGTTAATGTCCGTTCATGCAACTCAATGTCAATTCCCTCTTTACTGAAACCTGCGACTGCTAACTCAATAAGATAGTCACTCTCAGATGTCTTGAGGATATTGTGAGGTGGGTAATGATCATGGGCATGTTTGGTAACATGATCCAATTCTTTAAAAAGGTGATCAAAGCCTACGAATGCGGCGGATGGAAATAGCCCTGTGGCTGTAGTTTTGCTTATCATAATAGTTTCTCCTGTAAAGCAAGAAGGGGTTAGTAGCCAGATCATCTGCACTACGCCCTTATTTAGTCATTTGTTAATTTTTACTTATTGCCTATGTTGTACTTGGGACATAGTTCCCACTTCACCTTCTCTTTGAAGGGAATGATTTTAATCTGTCTTAATGCCGCCAGTGGTTCTACATTCTGACCAGATACAATTGTAACCAAACCCCAATCGGACATTAGAGTTGCAATTGTATTACGTCTAGCCAGATCGTTCTCTTCCAAGTTTGACTTCTTACCATCTAGTAAGAACAGTTCCTTGAAGTGTACGATAAAGTATCTACCCTGTTTGTGCAGAATATGACAAGATTGAAATAGTTTGTTATCTTTCCTACTAGCTACACCGATACGAGTCAACGTTTCCCTAATCTTAAGGAAGTCATCTGGTTCATTTAGAGTGATTTCAAGCATATGCTTGGGGTTCCACTCCACAATCTTAGTTTCTTCGTTTTCCACCCTTATTCACCTTATTCTTTATTATAGTTAATTTCTCAGGTGACAATAGAGTCAAAGCTTGTCGGGCTAGTTCGTTATTATACCCATAATATTCCTTGACAGCATCAATATCACTTTCAGTGGACGGTTTCGTCCATTTAGAGAAACGTTTCCGTTTCCTGATGATATTTATAAGAAAATCAAATTGTAGTTTGCTGTCTAGGTGGTGATAGAAGTTCATTTCATTAGCCGCACGAACTGTGTCTGGAAAGTAACTTAATGATCTATTGATCATAAAAGAAGAATATGACTTCTCGGTCATATCATCAATCATAATGTTCTTTTTGCTATGATTTATAGCAGTTGTGAAATCAAAAGGACTTAAAGCTTTACTCATCTATACCACCGTCCATACCAGGCCATTCTATCCGTTCCATTCTATCAGTTAACTTAGATTCAGTCAAGTCTGTAGAATGTCCTTGTTGAACATCTTTACCTTTATAATATAACTGTGGATAAGTCTTGTGACCATTAGGCAGTGGATGATTGTTTAAGATCTCATAATCCACACCCCAAGTGTCAAGTTTCTCTTGAAGCATATGACAATACACGCAACGATCTTTGGTAAATAGTACAAGTTTCATTATGTAAACTCCACGTTAGCCATAATCTCAGTCATACATGCAACAACGTTTAGTTCATGATCTGCGACAAAGGCATTCTTGTATTGATAATCAGCTAGGATCAATACTAATTGAGGGATTGATTGTGGTGCTACCTTCTCTGACATAGAGTCGTAAATACCACGAAAGATAGCTGAAGCATCAACATCAATATTGTTAACTACCCATGTACGCATCTTCTTAAAGTTCTTAGTCTTCAGATGATCTAAGAGATCGTTATACTGATTACTAGTACCCACCATGCGAGTGCCAACAACCAAGTGCCCGCTTGTTCCAGATCTTTGGGCTTCGTTGAGTATACGCCGCCAATCGGGAGCGTGTTTAAGTATAATCTCTGCCGCTTCTTTTGTTTCATATGTTACACCTTCGGTCTTCAATATGCTACAAAGACGCTTTAGGAAACCTTCTGCCAACCCTGCCATTTGTTTCTTAGTTGTATTAAATTCATACACACCACAACGTGAGTGTAGGGGTTCGATGATACGGTTCTTGAAGTTACACGTCAGAATGAACCGACAATTATTCGAGAACTCTTCTATAAAACCACGCAATGCTGGTTGCGTAGATTGTGGGTTTAAATAGTCAGCCTCATCTAGAATAACAACTTTGTAGCCACCTTGCAATGATACAGACGAAGCAAATTGCTTAATCTTACCACGCAAGGTTTCAATGTTACCTTCTTCAGATCCATTAACTAAAATGTAATCTAAGTCTAGTTCATTACATAGTGCTTTAGCTACAGTTGTCTTACCTAGACCTGCTGTACCAGTGAAGAGCATATTAGGAACTTCACCGCTTTCAACAATACCTTTGAAGGTATTCTTTAGGTCTTTTGGTAGGATAGTATCTTCTATAGTCTTTGGGCGATACTTCTCTACCCATAAAAAGTCTTTTGACATTCACAGTCTCCATGATCAAGATTTCATTATATAATAGTTTGGAGTGGTTGTAAACATCAGTTTACGAAGTGCCTTCCTTTGCTTCAAATGCTTCAGACATAGAAATAGCTTGAATAGATTGATCACGTAGTGTTCCAATCGTTGATAGCTCTTCTCCACGGAAACCGCCACGTTGAACAATAGCATCAATAACAGCAACGGTACTTCGACCAATTTGAGCCATCAATTGATAAGCTTGTGCATGTTCATTGGGTGTTGGGGTTGGGGTATTTTTACTCATCATTAAACTCCGTATGTTGATGTTTTTTCAAATGCAATCCAATAAGAGAGACCAAGCTCTTAATTATTGAAGTGCGATATGTTTCTTGTTGAAATGGATACTTCATAGTCTCCTGGGATTATCCGTAGGTTAGCAATAGTAACAATGAAGTTAAATGTAGCACTAGGGTCAAAATCACCAACTATGTCAATAGAATATGCATTGGAAGTAGCATTTTTACCATCTACTACAGACAGTGTAAGAACACCATTAGAACCAGTGATTGATAGTTCAGTATGACCTAATGCAGATGCGGCACGTTTAATGCGACCTAATGTATCTGCATCTAATGTAAAGTTTACATCACCCCTTGGCATATTCACGTTCCTACGTGGTTTAGTCAACATCTCAGGATCTGAGTAGAAGTACTTGATCTTACTCCTACCAGACGAATCACTGACTGTAAGATAGTCATCAGAGAAATCTAGGTTAGGTGTATCGACTAGAGATAGCACCCCAAGAAATGAGTTTAAGTCATAGATCCCAAATGTAGTGGGGAAGTCTTCAACGATTTGTGCAGAAGACAAGATGTTAGTTGCTTCCGAAATTGTTCGGATTGTATTACCTTGCTCAATCACCATGTTGGAATTGATTCCTGCATAGTTCTTTAAGATAGATAAAGTAGTTTCAGATAGTTCCATAGTATGGACTCCATAGTTATAATGTAATAAGTATAGCCCAAGTAGAGCTATATGTCAAGTGTTTACTTCATCTTACTGAAGTTTTTGTCCTTAAAGAAGGTAACCTTCCGTTCGAACTTTCCGTCTAAGATCTCGCCTTTATGTGAGATAACGAATACATTTGTTTCGTCTCCAAGACTATATATGATCTTCATTAGATTGTCAACCCCCTCATGATCTAACGAACTATCAAATGTTTCGTCAAGAACCAATAGGTTAGTGGACACAGAATTCTTCATCTTAGCAATCATACGCCAAGTGAATAGTAGTGCTAGGTCAATACGTTGCTTCTCACCTTCAGAGAACGAATCGTATGAGAATGTATCACGATGTCTTGATCGAATAGTCTCATGAAAGTTCTCATCCAAGTTAAAGTGTACAAAGAAGTCTAGTGTTTGTAGATATTGATTAACTAGGTTATTGATAATAGGTAAGTATTGTTTAATGATCTTAGTTTTAATACCAGTATCTTTAAGCATCTCACTCATAGCAATGTTGTATGCTAACGATTCATTATCCACCATACGTGTCTCAAATGCACTCTCACGATCATCATGTAGTGTTTGTAGTACATCACGTTCTTTAGAGATGTCTCCATCCTTACCACGAATAACTTCCATGTTAGCTATAAGATCTCCGATATGCGACTGTAATCTAGAGATCTCACGATTGTTTGAATTACTCTCATTTGTTTTCAAAGCAATTGTCTGAACCTTTTCATTCAGATCTTTAAGCTTCTCTTCAATGATACGTGCCTCATCGTTAGCCTTATTCAAGCCCTCTTTAAGTTCAATTGCACGTGCTTTAGCTTTCTTAAGTTTATCACCTTTAAGATCCGCATCAATATCCTGTTCGCATGTAGGGCAGTTATCGTTATTATCAAAGAACTTTGCCTCATCACATACTGTCTTAATCTTCTGTGAAATAGTTGCTTGGAAATGTAACAGTTTTGTTTTGGTGTCGTTAGCAGTTCCTAGATTGTCATGTAGGCCATCAGATAAAGCTTCTATATCTTTACCAAGTTTTTCATTCTCTTCCTGTAGCATCATAATACTCTCACGAGACATATCAATCTGTTCTTCATTCTGAGTAATCTGTTCA